CTATTGCATCTACTTCTATTTTACTCATTTAAATCCCATTGTTGTGTTTCTTCGTTCCATAAATATATTTTACCATCGTCTGGATAAGCAATTGGTGCCTCCCATCTACAAGTTGTTTCGTTTAATACCCAACTATTATATGGTTTAGGAGGAATAAATGCATCTCTACTTTGATCATAAGTATCACCAACACCTGCATAATTTTTTCTAAAAGGTGTTCCACCATTTAAATGTACACCTGCTTTTGTATTGTAAGAAGTTTGTTTCCAAACGTCTCTATTATTATATAAATTATTTAAAAAATCTATTCCAGCTTGTTCAGTTGTAGCTACATCATTTGAAACAACGTGAACTGACAAAACTATATTTCCTGCTCCTAATTTTGCAAAATGTGCCATTATCCTGTGTAACTCCCATCTCCATTAAATACCATTATTGTGTCTGATCCGCTAGTTGTTACTGTTGGACTTCCTGATGTTGTACCAGAATAATTAGCAGTTGGAACCCTTAATATTACAACTCCACTACCGCCATTACCACCACTAGCAGCACCAAAACTATTGTGTGATGCACCTCCACCTCCAGAACCAGTATTAGTTGTTCCAGCAGTAGGAGAAGCTGGAGTTTGTTGAGCAGCTGCACCATTGCCTCCACCACCAGAACCACCTTGACCTTCTGTTGTTGTGTAAGAAGCACCTCCACCTCCACCTGTTCTTGTAACTGCAGAACCTGTTATTGAAGAGGATAGTCCATTTCCACCATCACCTCCATCAGTAGCACCAGCACCAGGGGCACTACCTGCAGCAGAACCATTTTCTCCGGCTACACCGGCACCACCACCTCCACCTGTATGACCATTAATATTTCCACCTGCTACAGAACTACCTCCAGCAAAACCTTGATTAGCAGTTCCTGAACCTCCTGCTCCTGCAGGCCCAGGTGCAACACCAGAACCAGCTCCACCACCACAACCACCACCAACACCATCTATTCTACCTGCGTAATAAGTACCACCGCCACCACCGCCAGAAGAAGTTATAGTTGTAATATTACTTCCTGCTATTGAACTATTTACTCCGGTAGAACCTACTGCATCTACTCCACCACCATTTCCACCACCCCCTACAGTAATTGTATAAACTGTTCCTTGTAAAAATGATAAAGATGCTTCAGAAGAACCTCCACCTCCAGATGATTCTGAACCATAAGAATTTCTATATCCACCTGCTCCACCACCTCCAGCGTGATAAACTCCACCACCTCCACCACCACCAGCGATACATAAAAAATCCGCTGAATAAGGTAATGGTGCTTCTGATTGTAAACCTGAATCTGTTACTAACCAACCTTGTGTTGAATCTACAAATACTAATGTTACTGCAATACCTTCTGTTGTTAAACTTGTACTAGCAGAAACTCCACCAATTTTATCTGAACCATTAGGAGTTATTGTTAGTGAATTTGAATCAAATGTATTTGCATAATCTTTAACTGCAACAACTGCTCCAGCACTTCCTGCTGGTAAGTTAACAGTAAAAGCTCCGGCTGTTGTATTACAAAAATAACCTTCACCAGCTGTTGCTGTAAATGTAGATGTTTTAATTGAACTTGTTACCCAAGAAGCTGAACCTGTTGCACCAAAATTTGTTGCTGTACCTTGATTATTAATTGTTGCACCACTAGGAATTGTAAATGTATCACCACTATCACCTAGGGTGACCGTTGTTCCTGATCGTGGACTAATTTTATTTACTTTTAATTCACTCATTAAACTATTACTAATGTCCCTGTTACTGTGATTGTTCCAGGTACTGTAATAGGTCCCGCAAGAACACCATTTTCGATTGTTTGCGTACCGTCAATTGTACCTGCTTGATTTTGTATAAATTCATTAGGGGCTGTTCCGCCTCCTATGTATTGGATTCCGTTTACTATTGCCGTCATAATTCCTCCTACGAACTAATTGTATCAATAAATGATGTAACAATAT